TATGCTTTTCCATATCCTTTTAAAGCTAGTCCACCCATGTTAAGTTTTTTTTTTGAAACACCCATAGATTTTTCTATAGCTTTAGCTCTTGTTTTTTCGTAACTGCTTAAATCTCCGCTTTTATCTAAATCTGCTTTACCTGGATTTTTTAACATTATTTTTTCCCTCCTTTAAATATTTGAGTTCCCTTTATACCATAAATACTAGCAACTACAAGTATCCATAAATTAGTAAACCATTTAGGTAATTCTGAGAACATCTCAAAAAACAGCTTTACTTTGTCCATTGCTGTAGGGTCATCCGATACCACTGCCCAAGCTAAAATTGCTATAGGCGTTGAGAGGATTATTAATACCGCCTCGTCCTTCCAGTCAGATTGTCTAGATTCTAATAATTTGCCTTGGTAAGCTTCCTCACCACTGGCCATTTTTGATGCATGCATTAGTTGTGCATCAGACATAGCCATCTTAGTTTTTTGTCTATTTGCGTAAATTTTGCTTCCAGCAGATAGTGCTAATTTTGCTAAACCAAACCAAGCCATTATACGCCAACCTTTTTTAAAGCTTTGTTGTGAGACTTTTTAAATGTCATACCTTTTTTCATATCTTTTTTCATTGATGTCATATGTTTTGTTGTATGATGTACTTTGTGTTTCTTTAATGTTTTCTTTTCTTTTTTATCTATCATTTTGACTTCCTTTATTTTTCATCATAGCTAATTTTTCTCTTGCTTCGTTAGCCATCTCTGTTTTTTCTATTGACGTGTCTGCTCTTAATTCTGCTAGTTCTTCGTTTTGCTCTAATTTTTCATCTTGGTTTCTTTGATTCATCATAGCCTTCATGTTCTCTAAGTTTAATCTTTCCTCAGAGTCTTTTCTTCTAGACTCATTGTCCATTGCTCTAATATCTAATTCTCTTGATCTTAGTTGAGCAATAGGATCGTGACCAAATGATGAAGTAATTTTTTTCTCTTCCTTCATAAAGTCTTCCATCATCTCAGCAATTAGAACTGCTTTTCTAGCTTCAATTTGAATTTGAGCTTGTTGTATTTCTTGTTGTACTTGTGGATCCTGTTGAACCATTTGTGGGTTCTGTTGGATAGCCATAGTCTGTTGTTTAATTTGTTGTATTAATTCTCTAAATTCTAATTCAACTTGTTCTTGAGCCATTAGAGAAATATGTTCAAGACAATTTTTTTCTATAGCTGCTGTTACTGTTGGTGCTGTACGTGCTAGGTTAGTAGCCATAAAATTTAAATGAGCAGTTATATGTGCTCTGTGATCTTGACCTGGAAAAGCTTTAAAAGGAACAGCGCCTAATGCATCAATGTGTTCTAGTGCAGGATCTTTTGGACCTGGCTTGGGTGGTCTTTTTAAAATTGAATCAATATCTTTAACTCCTAATGCTTCATACATATTTCTATATACTGCATACTGATTGTGCATTTTAGGATTTGAAGCTGCCAATTGCAGTTCCGTTTGGGCGAGAGAGATCCTCTGTGTTTGAGAGAATATATTGGGATCCGCAACCGGCAGAATATCTACTCTATCATCGAAGTCAGTTTGCATGATTTGCCTTTGTCCTCCAACAACATCGTATGGATATACGGGGGGTAGATAAAGTTTAAAAACTCTTGCCATTAAATTAAATTCTTTTTTCATCGAAGCATACAGTCTCTTGTGTATTGCTGACATTGTTCTACTTCCTCTTTCCAACAAAGCTACTGTCGTGCCCACTGCCGCTTGTTGATTCCCGTCTCCTACTTGCAGGTCCGCTATGGAAGCGAATCTTTGTCCTGCAGATACCACGACACCCATAAGTGATAATAAGGTTTGCGATGGTTCCTTAAATGGAAGCATCATAAATGCGTCTTTTAAGTTTCCACCAGGAGCATCAACGTCTCTGAATTCTCCGGGTTGTATAGCTTGTGCTTCGTCTCTCATTTTTATACCACGCATTTTAAATCCTGCGGGTAAATTTGATAATGTACCTGCATCTAATAATTGTCTTAATGCTGCTGTGGCAGTTCTAGATAATCCACCGATCATGTGAATTAATCCAAAGCCGTAAAATCCTAAACCAGGTAAAAATTTAAAGTGAACAAAATAATCAATCTTTTTCTTTAATGGATCATTAATCTCAAAGTTTCTTCTGATGGATAAAGTTTTTCTTGTACCTTCTTCTACAGTTACAATGTAAGGTAATTTAATACCTGTAGGTTCTCCGTCTTGACCCATGTCTTCAAAACCTTCTAGATCTAAATTAATATGACATTCTAAAATTGTAATAAGACGATCATCTCGTCCTCTTGTCATTCCTTCTAATTTTTTTTCTTTTTCTTGTGCTTCTGATTCATTTAGATTTGTTGGGGAAATTTCTATGTCTCTATAGAATCCACCAACTTGTTGTTTTCTTAATTCGTTTTCAGTCATACGAACCATGTGAATAATAGATTCGCAATCGTCTAGTGATGTTGCTGTGTAAGGAACAACTAAATCATCAGCTGGTACAAATTTAGAAACGGCTCTTTGCATTACGCCATCATAATAAACTTTTTTAAATGCTGATCCTGCTAATGGTAAATAAAATAACATTTGATCAAACTCAGCTTCATACTCTGGCATCTTGTCCATGATTTGATAGTTCATGTAATCTTTGACACGTTGAGCTTGTTGTTCTTTAGCTGGATCTACTTTACCCATTGTTTGAGTTCTAACAGGTCCACCTGCTGGTAATAATTCTTTGTAAGCTAGAGATTGAAATGCTGTAACAGCTTCTGCTAATACAGGATGAGTTGCACCTGATGCACCTTTGAAAGGTTCTGTTCTGTCATCGTAATTAAAACCTAATAAATCTAAACCTGTTGTGTAGGCTCTTTCCCAATCTTTTCTTGAAGATTTGTAATCTGTAAAATCTGAAAACAATTGACTACCTAATGGATCTAAAACATCATCTGGTAATAGATCTGCTAAATTAGCAAAATGATCTCCACCTAAAATAGGTTCTACTGCATTTGGGTCAAAATTAACATCTACGCTACCATCTTCATTTTCTGAAAGTTCCGAAGGTTCTTTCATACCATCATCTCTTAATTTCTGTTCTTCAACTTGAACTGCTTTAGGATCTGGTAGTGTTACATTTGTTGCGCTGTTAGGTAATACCTTATCTATCTCTGCCATATAATTTCTCCGTTACTTCTTACCATTTTTCATGAAATAAGCCAAGCCCTCAGATTGAGGTCCTTTTTTAGGGGCTATCGTTCTTGTTAGATCTGCTAGACCGCCGGATGCCATATCTGCTACACCTTTAACACCGGGTATGTTCATTAATTTTTTCATTCTGTCCATACCTTCTCTTTGAGGATTTGATATATAATCTCCAAAAGGTTTACCACTTGCTCCAAACAATTGTTCTTGATTAGAAGAATTTTTTCTAGCTTCTTCAAATAAACCTTTAAATATATTTTTGTTAAAATCAGGGTTTTTTCTAATTTCTTTAAAAATTTGTTGTTTTGTTATATTGGGATTTTTATATTGTTTTCTTATATCGTTTAAGATTTCGTCAGTTATATTGCTGTTAGCTATATCATCTATGCTATACACAGGATCTCCCATTCTTTTGTTTAAATCTTTTTGTGTTATTTCTGGAGCTGATATTTGCTCAAAATCATCATCATCTACGTCTTGTTTTTTAGCATTTTCTTTAAATTTTTTAAAAACACTTTTTGTTCCAAACCTATCTGCTGCTTCAAGTTCTAACCTAGCTGCTTGATCTCTTTCTGCTTCTGGTCTAAATTTAAAAATTAAATCTCGTTCAGCGTCTTTTATTTTTTGTTCATTTCTAACTCTAATAGTCTGATCAGATTCACCAGAAAATTCTTCCATGTTTTGTGCTAAATCAGCTTCTGCATTTACTCTAGCGCTATTTAAATTATTTAAAGATTGTTCATAATCCCTTACACGTAACGCAGTTTTTGCATTCTCAGGACCTATTAGTCTTGTAAGCATTGATGTATCAGCTTCTCTTGTTTGATCTCCTGGTCTAAAATATCCAGTAGATCTTTTAAC